GGCCGTTTTTAACGCCACCACGGCCCTAATTTCTAACGTAATTTCTATTGCTGAGGCTTGATCCCATATTATTTGTTTGTCACACTTGCATAGGAGGTAAACATGGCAAAAAAACCTAAAAAAGAAACGATTCAGGACATTTTGGACAGAATCGAAGAAGACATCGAAATGATCAGAGAAAAATGCGTCTGTAATGGTGATGAAGATTACGTTGCAGATGATGACGATGATGCTTACGATGATGAGGACGAAGATTAACTTTAACTAAAGCGAATCCCCCAACCAAATAAAAATAACAAAAAAAATTGGGGGATTCAATAGGAGGCATAAATGAAAATTTATGTCTATCTCTGTTTTACCATTATTTTATAGTATAAATCAATACTTAGAGCCTTGGTTCGTGTGTCGGGACAGATGAAACTCGGCACACGGATCACGGGCCTTTTGCCCTATACCCCTTCCTTAGAAAAAAAAAATTTAGAAAAAAAATTTACAAGCATTTTTTCTAGGAAACTAGGAAAAATAGCACTTTATTCAATAATATCAGTAATTTATCTTTCCCAGTTTGAAAAAAACAAACTAGGAAATTCCTAGCATTCTAGGAAAAATAGTTTTCCTAATGGACAAAAAATAGAAATTTTAAGGTAGGTAGAAATATTTCTAAGGAAGAGGTATAGTGTAGTTATCATGTCAAGAAAACCAAATGCTTTAAAAACAAGTATGGAACTTACTCCAAAACAACGTAAGTTTGTGGATATTTATGTTTCCAATTATGGAACTATCTCAAAGGTTGAAGCAGCTAAACAAGCTGGATACGAATCAAAGGATAAATATGGACCCATGGCAGTAGCTAGTAGATTAACTAATCCTGAAAAGAATCCACATGTCGTTAGATATTTAGAAAAAAGATTATCACAAGAATTAGCTAAGTACGAAAAAGATAAATTACGAGTTTATAAAACTTTTGATAGATTACGTACAGGTGCTGAAACCAAAGGACAATTTACTGCTGCAATTAATGCGGAGGTTGCTAAAGGTAAAATGGCTGGATTCTTTATTGATCGTAAGGAAGTAACACATGTCGGTCTTGAGGGAATGTCTCGTGAACAATTGGAGAAACGACTTGATGAACTTGAAAGTAAAATCGGTGATGCCAAAAACATTATTGACATCACGCCAGATACAGTTATTGAAAACAAATAATTGGAATGACTTTTTAGTTGTATTCAATGAGGTTCACAACAGTACTCTTACGACTGCTGTTGGAAGTGTAAGTATTAAAACAAATGGTAAAAAGAAAAATAAATATAAACAAAAAAGCTAAAACTTGGCAGGACAAGTATCCCATGGTTGAAGTACATTGGGTTGATATTTGCAGTGATTCAAGTTGGCAATCATTAAAAAGTTTATCTGAATCAAAATTACCTGTTTGTGTAACAAAAGGACATTTATTCTCTCAAAGTAAAGGTGTGACTAGAATTTTTGGGGACTATTCATTGAAAGATGATGGAACTATTGATGAGATTGGAAACTCCACTATCATACCTAATTCTGTTATACAGGAAATCAAAAAAATATAATTCTTGACTTATTAAAACATGAGCAAAAAAAGAGAATCTTTATTGTGGTTGCAGCTAAAAGACTGCGACAAAAAAGCGCATTTTACAAGGGTAGAAAGTAATACAGTCAATGGAATTCCTGATGTTCATTGTGTGTTTAATAAACAAATTTTTTGGCTAGAACTTAAGTCTAATGATGACAAGAATTGTGGGCTTTCAAAGTGGCAAATCAATTGGCATATCAAATATTTGAACGCTGGTGGTAAAGTATTTATCTTGAATAGACCCCTCAAGGACAGTGCGCTAGAAATTCTAGCCGTGTGCCGTGAATCTCGTACCTCGTACCTCGTTCATAGGACAGCAGATGTATCAAAGACTGGGATCCAGAGCTGCCTTCAGGCGTGCTGCAGCGTGAAGCTCGACTCTCGTGCCAAAGGATCTCGTTTCTCGTACCTCGCTAATTAAAATATCTGGGGAAGACGCTGCATGGCGAAGGTCCCTCTGGAGCTGGTAGCTCAGAACTTTTTAGTTGACAAATGAATGGGCAATCCCTATATAGAAAGGTGCATACATTACAAGGTTTGTGAGGCGTTGGCTTACGAAGCAGTTTTACCTCTCCACAGTTAATCTGTTGATACTGAGCGCCTCGCATCTCGTTTCTCGTACCTCGCCTATCCACCATCAGAACTAGACAACTTTAGGGGGCAGGACTCTGGCAGCGTGAGAAGCTCCGTGCTACTATTTCCGTGTAGCGTGGGGTTTCATTCATTTTCCTTTCTTTGACCTTCACGCTACACCGATCTCGTTTCTCGTTTGGAAATGATTATGGTAACTTCTCTTACAACAACAGGAGCTGGAGTCCCTGGCAGCAGAGCTGCGTGGAAAAATAATTTTTATTTAGCTCTTGACATTTGTCTTCTGGTATCTTATCTAGATGGGATAACTAAACAACAAGGAGTAATGTATGAAACAACTATTTACTAAACGTCAGACGGAGATGCTGATCAAGAACCACAATGAGCAGGATGGATCCAAATCCTTCAAAGCTGTGGTCAAGCTATTTAATCCAGCGGGCATCGGCACATGGTACCTGAGCGAATTAGATCCAGAAAGAAATGTCGCATTCGGCCTATGCTGCCTTCATGAAAATGAATTAGGTCACGTGTCTATCGACGAGCTGCAGGAGTTCCGTGGTGCGTTGGGACTGGGCATCGAGCGTGATCAAATGTTCGAAGCTAATAAGTATACTTTAGAAGAGTGTGAAGAAAGGCAGGCCGCGTAATGACTAAAACTAATTGGAAAGAGTTACCTATCATGACCTGGAGACTAACGCTTTATCAAGAAGATGATGATGGAAATATGAAGTTCTATGAGCCACATCAAGACTTTGACTATTCAAGCTTGAGCGAAAGTTTCACATACGATGAACTAGTAGAAGTTGAAGACGAAAGGAAGGTTGCATAATGAAATATCTAGTTCTCGTATCTGACCTCGTGGCCAGAAATGTATACGTTGATGCCAACTCAGCTGAAGAAGCTCTGGAGGCTGCCAACTACGGGCAGTGGGAATTGCCTGGTGATGTGGAGTCTGAAGAGGTCGTAGAGCGTCAGGCTGTGGAAGTTCTTGAGGAGAATGTAGAATAATGTCGTGGATCTTAATTCTCGGTACGGTAGGATTTGCAGCAGCCTTCCCAGAGGCTGCTGGCGCTTTACTGGTGCTGGTAACCCTGATGGTGCTGTAGATGATGAACTTCATTATTCTTTTCCTTCTTGGGCATTTGTCCTTCGTTCTCGTTCTCGTTCTCGTTGGCATCGGATTAGTTCTAATAAAAATACAAGAGCTCCCACCGCTGCGGGACGGGGTTGCCAGAGCTTCTGACAAAGTTGATTTGTGGTTGGAAAAAGGTGCGACCATTTGGCACAAACATACAACTAGAAAGTGATTGCGTTCATATCCCACTATGATAAGACTAACCTATTAACTTAAACAAGGAGAAAATCATGGGCTTTGATTTATATAGTACAGGCAAACACAAGAACAGTAAGGGCGAATACTTTCGCAACAATGTTTGGTGGTGGAGACGATTAGCTGATTTCGTTTTTAATTACACTAAAGTCGTTGATGAAGAAGATAGACACAAGTGGCATTTCAACGACAACCACGAAGTGACCAAAGACGAGGCAGAACAAATTGCCAAGCAGTTGCGTCATGCCATTGAGCATGGTGTGGTGGACGCTTATGAAAGAAAAGTCAAAGAGGAAATGGAAAAAGCGGACAAGTACAACACTCGTGTTCAAAGGTTGCATGACAAGTTGCGTGAGAAAGTAATCAAAGACACGCAAGCAAGTTCCGATATTGCTCCTATTGATTACCCCCAACCTTACAAGGATAAGTGGGATAAAATTCAAAGCATGTACAATTATAATGCTAACTATCCCTTTAGTAAAAGTAATGTAGAAGAGTTTATACAGTTCTGTGAAAACAGTAATGGTTTTACCATAGGGTAAAAGCAAAGCCAAGGAACAAGGGCGGGTGTCGTTCTCGCCCTCGTTCTCGTTGCGATTGGTTCTGTGTTAATAAAACAATAACACAACAGGAGCGGGGACGAAGTTGCTGACAGAGTTGTTTGAGTTGGTGCGACATATTGACGCGCGACAGTTTGGGTAATTGACACAACTCTAGGTTGTATTAGGTGCGACGTTCTGTCGCATTGACTTTCCCATTAACATGGGATATAATAGGGGCATGAATAAAAATAAAACAACAATAAAAAGTTGGCAACAAGGCGGTCGATATGGTGTCGAAGCTATCTACGAACAAGAGGGCGAAGCTACCAAAAGGTTTTATATAGACCATGTCACAAAGACCAAAGCACGCACGAAGTTGTGTGATTGGTTGTGGGACATCAAAGCCGACAGTGCATTGAGAGTTTCGTTGCACTACCGACTGTAAGAAAGATATCTCGCTCTCGCCTCGTTGGAGTTGGATTGATTAGTTAGTACAACAACAGGGGGCAGAAGCGGGTAACAGGATTGCAGATGATTGATTTAGTATTAATAAGTTTATTTATCTATTGGTTGGGGTTGGTTATGAACAACTAAGAGTTGTATCAAGGTGCGACAATTTGGCAGAAATATTTATTGTTTTATTATCCCACTTTGATAAGAGTTAAGGGTCAAAGTTAAAACTAAATGAAAGGAAGAACAATGACACAAATAACTAAAACAAAAGTTAAGCGAGTAACTAAAGAAATGATGAAGTCCTTACTTAACTATGGAATGTTTAGTGAAACGATTAAAGAATACACTAAACAAAATAAGTTAATGAAACCAGAATACTTAAGTTGGTTTGATGACTTAAAAACAAATCTTATTATCTTAAAGACTGATGTAATGGGTAATGGGTTTGAGGGCTTTGCTCAAAAGATTAATCGTAAATCAAAACGATTTGATGTGACTTCTTTTAAAGAGAAGTATCCTGACATCTATGAGCAGTTTTTAATTCCAAGTGAAAGCATGGAGTTAAAAGTTGAGTACAAAGTTGCGGGGGGTGTGAATGTCTAACCTTATTAAATTTGTACAAACTCAATTAGACAATCGAGTGAATAGTGAGATTGAAACTACTGACAATGTTAGTACAGCTTTGAATTATCAATTCATGTACAAGCAAGTTGAGAGTGCAATCGAGGAACTAATCATCAAATATCCTAACGACCCGATTGTGAATGAACTTAAACAAAACCTAGTTAGGAACTTACGACCTATCCTTGAACTAATTCAAGGCGGTCAAGACTTCAATCAATAGTTGAATCGAGGGGCGGGTATCACCCGCCCTTCCCTACCATCTCCACCAGCATCACCAACCAGCAGGATCGATAGAGATCCTAGATATAGTACAAGCATATAACAAAAACCCCAAGATATTGATCACGCCTACAACCTTTGATTGTAGCTGGCGCTTGGCTATAAAACGTAAGTTTGACACACGTATGGAATATAAAATTATTCTAGGATATATTAAAAGGGGACCCATGGAAAAAGAACTTTTAACTACAGAACAACTTCGTGTTGAAGTGGAAAAAAAATGGATTCAACACATTAAACTTTGTCAGGATAATTTTTTATATTTTGTAAAAAATGTTTGGCCTGATTTCATTTGCAGACAAGAAAGGGACCCAAAAAAATGGGGCCACCATCAAATTATTGCTAATGAATTTACAAAAATATCTACAGAACGAAAAGGGAGGCTCATTATAAATATGCCTCCACGACATACTAAATCTGAATTTGCATCGTATTTATTTCCAGCATGGATGATAGGGAAGTTTCCCAAATTAAAAATTATGCAAGTTTCTCACAACTCAGAATTATCAGCAAGGTTTGGTTCTAAGGTTCGTAACCTTATGGACAGTCCAGAGTATAAACAGATCT